CCACACACTCAACCACGCGCCGATCACCGATGGCAGGCGCAACGACCAGGGGCCGAGGCCCCCCACCAGGTGGGCCGCGCCGGTGATCAGCCAGTAGGAGGTGTGAGTTAGTGATCTAGATGGCACTAGAGGAAATGGTGGGAAGATGGCGGAAGAAACCGGAAAAGGCCGGAAAACAGGGGGCTTGGGAAGGGGCAAGCAAAAAAAATAGTGCCAAATAGGCGCTTGGGGGAATTTGGTCCGATTTCCCCCAATTCGGCATGTTTAGCGTTTTCTTAGCGATGTGTTTGGCATCAGATCATCCAGCCCCCAGCCCAGACCACGCGTCCAATGATCTGCAACGACTCCAAGCGATCCTGCGGGACCGTGATCATCTTGTACGCCGGGTTCGCGCTGATGACCATGATGCTGCCGTCAAACTCACGTTGAAGCCGCTTTGCATAGAGTAGGTCGTCAATCCTGATGACATAGAACGCCTCGCCCTGGAGAACGTTTCTGCTCAGATCGACCATCACTGTATCGCCGTCGCTCAGAATAGGCTCGTTGGAGTCTCCGTCTACGCGAACTGCCGCCAACTCCGCAGGATTCAGGCCTTTCCGCCTCAGGCTGTACTTCGTAAACGCCAATTTTGTCAGTATTTTTACGCCGTCATTCCAGGCGCCGTGGCCTTGGCTTACGCGCGCATCGTAAAGCGGGATGTAGGCGTAACTATCGTCCTGGTCTTCGCTGTGACCTAGTTGAGGCTGCGTCATGTCGCCCTCCCCAGTAGCCAACCACCCGACGGATGCTTGCGCTGCGAGCGCGATAGCCACAAGTCGTGAGGCTTTTGGCTCGCTGTCTCCTGTGAGGTAGGACTCCAGCGTGCTGCGGGGAATGCCAGTGCGCCGGGAAAGCTCTTCACCATTGCCTACAGCGTTAGCGCACGCCCGAATCCGCTCTCCCAAGCCTTTAGCGTATTTCTCGATCTCGCTTTCCGACATTTCGTTTTCCTAGACCGAGAAAGCGAAATGCCGTTTATCGGCAAAACGAAATTTCGCTTTCTGAAAAAAACCATAAAAAACAAGCAGATAGCCGGAAAAGGCTATCGACAGCATTGAAAACCGAAACGAAATCTTCGGATTTCGGTTGATGCCATTACGAAAAACGACTAGCTTATTCACAAGGGAACGTTAGACCCCCTTGATAACCCACTCGTTTAAGTGGAACGGACATCAAAAAATGAAAAAAGATAACGAAATTCCGAAGGACCCTGCGATGCGCTGGGAGTGGATCAAGTTCCAGCTCCGAACTCATGGCACATCGCTCTCTGACTTGGCTCGCAAGTTAGAGGTAGAGCGAAACGCTATGCACAACGTGAAGCGCTTGCCGTACCCCCGAATGGAGTCCGCCATAGCTAGAGCTTTGGGCATGAAGACCTGGGAAATTTGGCCAGAGCGCTGGTCCGAGGACGGCAACCCTTTGCCACGCTCCGGCCGTGCAGATTCGGCTTCGGAAAATGACTAGCAGTCTAACGCTTTATTACCAAGAACACATCACAGGCTTGGCTCATGACTAATTCACTTGGCTGGTTCACCGCGCAGGAACTCGCGGGTTTGCCGGGGATGCCTTCGTCGGCAAGGGCGATCCAGATACGCGCTAAAGCCAACTGGCAAGGGCGTAAGCGTGAGGGCTCAAAAGCTATTGAGTATCCGATTGCGATTCTGCCTCCAGAAACCCAGTCAGCGCTGCTAGAGCGGTCCGTTTCTCTCGCAGGGGCGACTCAAGAGGTAGTTGCAACCCCAGATCTGCCTGTCTCTGCGGATGCCTCACGAAACGCAGGTGCGGTGGCAAAACTTACTGAGAAGCAACGCCAAGTAATGGCCGCGCGGCTTGCATTTTGCCGAGAGATCGAACGGATGATGGGCGGTGTATCGCAACGAGTCGCCATTGATACTCTGATTCGGAGCGCTCAGGCCGGGACACTCTCTCAGTACCTCAAGGATCGCATCAATCTGGCAAATGATCGCTTGACCGGCGAGCGGGGCTTGTCAGAAAGAACGCTAAAGCGCTGGCTGTCCGCGTGGCGTGATGCTGGTCGTAATGAGGCGGCACTGGCGCCCCTGCGCCAACGTCAGAATCTTGGAATCCCGGAATGGCTTCCTGAATTTCTCCGTTGCTATCAGCGTCCGACCAAGCCGTCTGTGGCCTCTAGCTATGCGGAGTTCGCGGCGGGATACAGTCAGGCAGTTCCGAGCATTCACGTTGTTCAGCGCATGCTTAAAAAACTGGCCCCAGATGCACTGAATCGGGGGCGAATGAGCCCGCAGGAGTTGAAGGCGCTCCAGCCATTTCGTCGTCGATCAACCAAGAACTTGTTTCCTGGTGACGTGTATACGGCCGACGGACACAAGTTTGATGCTGAGGTTATCAATCCCATTACTGGCAAGCCTTATCGGCCAGAGATCACGACCGTATTGGACGTGGCGACGCGGCGCGTGGTGGGGGTTTCGGTAGGCGAGGCCGAGTCTGCTATCGGGGTTTTGGATGCACTTCGTGACGCTGTTAAGGAGTGCATGTTCAGCATCTTCTACGTGGATAACGGGTCCGGCTTCGCCAATGACACCGTAAGAGAAGTCGTAGACCGGCTGGGCGGGACGATGACGCACTCACTCCCTTACAACAGCCAGGCGCGAGGTCTTTCAGAGCGCGGTCATCAAACTATTTGGGTGCGATCTGCCAAAAAGCTGACCAGCTACATAGGTGCGGACATGGACAAGCACGCAGGAACCCGTGTGCATCGCATAGGCCGGAAGGACCTGCGTGAGACTGGTAAAAGTCGCTTGCTTCCCACATTCGGCGAGTTCATGGCTGGGGTTGAGCATGAGATTGCGGTCTACAACATCACGCCGCATCGCGGGCTTCCAAAGTATCGCGACCCTGTAACAGGGAACCTGCGCCATATGAGTCCGGATGAGGCTTGGCAGTCAGCAATGGCGGAAGGCTGGGAGCCAATGGTCGCTTCTGCTGACATGGTGGAATCGCTGATGCGTCCGCAGGTGGTTCGTACAACAAGGCGCGGTGAAGTCGCGTGGTCAGGCAACACCTATTTCATGCCAGATCTAACGGCCTTGCATGACCAAGAAATACGCATTGCCTATGACGTTAGAGATGCTAGCCAAATCTGGGCTTACACGTTAGAGGGCGAATTGATCGGAGCGGCTGTGCTTGACGGTAACAGCACGGATTACATGCCTAAAACAATGCTTGAGATTGCGAGGGATAAGCGGCAGCGGGGTCAGTTCAAGCGAGCTGTGGACAAGGTGGAAACGCTCACAGGACATCGGGTGGAGATGATCGCCCCTTCGACTGCTCCGTCAGCAAATCTCTCGCCAGAAGCGCTTGAGGCAGCACAAGCCTACGCGATTTCGCTTGATCAACAGCGTCCGAAGTTCGAGGTGCCAAGCACTGACGTTGAGCGATACCGGCTTTGGGTGCGGCTGGATCAACGCAAGGTAGCAGGGGATGACCTGACTGCCGAAGAAGCCAGGTGGTGGGCGCTATATCCCAATCATCCGGACTTCTTGGCAATGCAGGAAGTGTTTCAACAGAACGCTGGTTGAGACAACCAGCTTTTATAGCAGCAGGCGTGTTGCAGCACGCTAGCAGGGAGAAGCGTAATGAGTGTAACCAAGATAATTCCTTTGACCAATGTCGGTTTGCTTTCTGGTGCGATGAAGCGCGCGCAAGCACGGCCGACTGGCCTTCCGGGGCTGGTTGCTATGTATGGGCCTAGTGGGTATGGCAAAAGCGCGGCTGCTGCCTTTGCAGCAAACCAGCATCGTTGCTACTACATCGAGTGCCGGGATACTTGGAGCAAGAAAGCGTTTTTGCAGGCAATCATGGCTGATATGAGCATCCTGCCCGGCCGGACCATGTCTGAAATGGTTGATCAGATTGCTATTCAGCTGTCTGCATCGCGCCGTCCACTTATTGTCGATGACGTGCAGTACTTGCTGGATAAGGCTGTCGCGAATGTCTTGACCGATATCTATAACGCCAGTGAGGGAACAATCGTTCTGATTGGTGAGGAGCGAGTGCCATCTTCTCTGCGTCGTCTAGAGCGCCTGCATAACCGCGTATTGGAATGGGTTCCGGCTCAGCCAGCCAATCTGGAGGACCTTCGCAGACTGGCGGCGGAAAGCTACCCCAGCCTCAAATTTCACGATGATCTGTTGGCCGATTTGAACACCGCAACACGTGGTTGCTTGCGTCGGGCTGCGGTCAATCTTTACCGGGTTCAATCGGAAGCTTCCGCAGCAATGCTTGACCATGTGGATCTTGCGGCTTGGGGTAATCGTGGTTGGTTCACAGGCGAGGCTCCTGTTCGGAGAGCTGTGTGATGGCTGCTAGAAACTCGTTGCTTGTTAAAGGTGTTGTCGAGCCGCGCCAAAAGATGTGGGAAACAATTCGGCTCCTGAACGATGGCTTCACAGTCAAAGATCTTTCGCGCCGCAGCGGCCAAATCCCAAGCCAGATCAGGGCGTACGTTTTGGCCCTGACAAAGGCTGGGGTGGTTGAGGAAATCGACCATAGCGCGGCGTCCAAAATCATCGGGCAGGTGTTCCGTCTCGTTCGGGATGAGGGGATCGAGCACCCGCGCTTGGACAGCAATGGGCAGCGTACGCACGCTCATCTGCTTACCGAGAACATCTGGCGAAGCCTTAGGATTTTGAAGGGCAACCTGACGATTGCTGATATTGCTTTCTCGGCCTCTACGGAGACCGTGTCCGCTAATCCCTTAATTGTCGGCAAGTACTTGGAGGCCCTTGCGGAAGCCGGATATGTCGTCAAGACGATGGGCAATCCGCCTAAAACGTCACACACGTACAGCCTGATTCAGACCCGTTACACAGGTCCTAAGCCTCCGCAGATACATAGCTTTCAGCGTCTCCAAGTGTTCGACCCGAATATCAGCAGGCTCGTCTATGACAGCGCTCTTGAGCCTTCCGAAGAGCAAGAGGACACGACGTGGCTGAACCCGGAGTTCCAGCGGTTAAAAGCCTTGTTATCCGACTGGGTTACTGCGGCGGAATTGCAGGGGAATCATGCGGATCTGATCACGCGTACCAAGTTTGAATTGGCAACGCCTGCCAGTGGGGGGACTTTGCAATGACTACTGTGGATCTTTCGCGTTGGGGAATCGAGCCCCCGCTGTTCGTACGCTTGTTGGCTGCTGAGGTGACGGCGACCGACCGTACGAAAGCTGCGGCCCGTATCGGGATGAGTCGTACGGCAGTCAGCCTGATCCTTGCGAACAAGTACAGCAGCCCTAGCACGGCCGGTGTTGAGCGTCGCGTAATGGAAGTGCTGGGACGTATCGAATGCGTCGCTGTTGGGGAGACCCTGACGGTCGAGCAATGCCAGGGCTTCTACCGGCGCCCGGTGCCTACTCATAACCCAATGGCGATGCAGCACTGGCGTGCCTGCCAGCAGTGTCCCAATAACCCGAATTGCGGAGGTGATGGTTATGCAACTGTCCATTAAGCCTGAAGTCGAGATCCGCGAAAGCGGCCGCATGTTTCGCTTGTGCAGCGAAGGTCGCGTGATTGGTTTCGCAGCTTCGCTCGATTTTGCGGAGGTAAGGGCAAAGGAGTTGAGCAGCCGTTCTTTTGTTGACTCAAAAACTACGGACGAATCTACGGCAGATCCGACTGACGATCTAACGTTTGGTTCCACGAGGTCAAATTTTTGGCATGTCGAGGTGCTCGACATCGAGTCTGAAGGCGGGGCTTTCCGAATTGCCGCCTTTCCTACAGCGACGCAGGCTTGGCAATTCCGTGACGAGGTGGACGCCTACAACAGGTCGATGCCTGAAAGTGGGGCTGAGGGCGAATGGTCTGAATCGCAAATCGTTTGGTTCAAGGCCCATCCGGCGGCCTTGGCATACGGTGGCGTGCTCCGCGTTCGCTATCAGGGGGTGCACTGATGCGCACCCGTTGCCCGAACTGCGGAACGACACTTTCGCTCGATGCGCTGATTGCGCATGACGGTGCCCGCGAGGCGCTTGGGATTGCCTTCAAGATGTCCGGTCCTCTCGGCAATGCCCTGATGCGCTACCTCGGTCTGTTCCGTCCTGAGTCACGCGAGCTGACGATGGATCGCGTTGCGAAACTGCTTAACGAGCTTCTGCCAGATGTGCAGGCGCAGCGCATCGAGCGTGCCGGTCAGGTATTCGAAGCGCCACCAGAGTGCTGGTTGTGGGCCATTGATCAAGCGCTGAGCGCCCGTGATTCCGGTCGGCTTACGACTCCGCTCAAGGGGCATGGCTGGCTGTACCAGGTCATGACTCAGTACCAGCCCGGAGCTTCTGGTGGAGCGATGGCATTGGCACCGGAGAGCCGTACTTTGCAAGCCCGCCCGCGTCAGCAAAGCCAAACCTCTGCGGCAATAAATGCACTGGAGAACTGGGCAAATGGATGACGCGTGGCTCAAGCGTGAGATCGCTGCGGGCGTGTCCGGGCTGATTGCGCTCCGGCTCGATGGCGCTCCAGCGGCGGACTCAGCGATCAAAACGGCAGAGATCTGGCTGATCGCTATGACCAAAGGCAGGGGGTGGGACGAGGCGCGGGATGTGGTGCGCATCCGCAAAGCGTTTGAAACCCTGTTTGCAACATGTGAGCGCTGGCCTGCTCCGGCTCAATTGCTCAGAGAGTTGCCGGTAGAGCAGCAAGAAGAACGCATATCAAAACCAAAGCGAACCGAAAAACAGATCCAGACCGGGAACGCAGCACTTGATCAGATGATGGTGACGATGAAGCGCCGCGCTAATCCGGGGGCTGCACTCAAAACGGATCACCAGATTGAAGAAGCAAAGAAACAGGCCGTGGCGGCACTTGTGGAGCTGCAACACACGACCTCTCGACCAATGAACATGGACCACCATTGATGAACAACATCCCAGAAGGTTTTCGCAAAGACGCAAAAGGTCACCTGGTGCCGGAGGTGCTGATCAAACCTATTGATCTGGCTCGCGACCAGTTGGTGAGCGAACTAGTTGGACATGCCAAGGCTGTATCGGCCTCGCTGGCAAAGTTCAAGGTCGCCGCTTTTGGTGACATCAAGGCATTCGTAGAAATGTCGGCAGAGCAATACAAGGCAACCATCGGCGGTAAGAAAGGGAACGTCACCCTGTTCTCGTTCGATGGGCAATTCAAGATCGTCCACGCCGTCCAGGACTCCATCAAGTTCGATGAGCGCCTTCAGGCTGCCCGCGTTCTGATCGATGAATGCGCGGCGGAGTGGACTCAGGATGCACGCAGCGAAGTACGCGTCCTGGTCAACGAGGCGTTTCGTACCGACAAAGCTGGCGAGATCAGCACTGGCCGTGTGCTTAGCCTGCGTCGGTTGGAGATTCAGGACGAGCGCTGGCAGCGCGCAATGACTGCAATTGGTGAAGCGGTGCAGGTGGTGGGCTCGAAGAGCTACATCAGGGTTTATGAGCGTATCGGGGAGTCGGATCAATACGCGCCGATCCCGTTGGATATCGCGAGCATCTTCGTGGCGGATACCGCGCCACAAACCCTGCACTGATTTGCCCCCTAATAACTCTGCCAGCCAACATCCGAATCGAGCGAGTAGTCCGAATGAGCAAGTTCCAAATCGTTGTAGAAGACAGCACCGATGGCGTTTCCATCTCCGTTGATAACCAAGCACAGATCCACAACAGCAAAGCTGGCCGTGTCGCGACAGCGATGGTGCAGAGCGCCCGGCTGATTGCCCGTCTGCCGCTGGAAACCGCTGAGCGTCACGTTGGTGGCTGCGACTGCGATATCTGCATGGCAATGCGCGAGAAGCTGATTCTCAAGCCAACCCTTCACTAACGCGAAACCGCCTCGGGAAACCGGGGCGGTCTGCCGGGCGTGGTTGCCCGGTACTGACGAGCAGCCGAGGAAATGATGGAACAGGCGGATTGGGATGAGCTGAAGGCACAGATGGAAAGTCCGTACGGCTCAATGAAACTGAAGTGCGACAACTTCGAAGTTGGTTTGGTGCAGACCATCAGCCATGGCAAAAAGACTTGGGGAACCCTTGTTTATATAGATGGTTATCTCAAAGGCATTTGGCTTTCCTGCGATAACCGAACCGGCGAGCCTAAGCATGAAGAAACACGGCGGTTCTTGCGCAAGGTCACGAGGAGTGTGCGCAGCAAGAAAGAAATCGAAGCCTATCGGAAAGTATTCGGTAAGCGAAAAGCTTCGGAGATGGAGGCGACGAAGTTCTTTACCTATGACTGGGAATGGCGAAGTTTCCCCGCACTGAAAAAACACCTGATCACAAACAACAAAGATATTTCTCGCCTGCATTGATTCCCGCGAAACCTAATTCCCTGCTGGGGTTAGGTCTGCCGGGCGTGGTTGTCCGGTACTGAGGAGCAGCCAATGGATCAGAACAAAGCGATTGAGAAAATCCGGAAGTGTCTTGCATTAGCCGGGAGCAGTAATCCGCATGAAGCCGCAGCAGCCATGCGTCAGGCGCAAGCCTTGATGGAAAAGTTTCAAGTCGATTCAGCGGACTTGCTGGCCGCCGAAGCAACAGAGGAAGGCTGTCGGTCTGGTGCAAAGAGTCGCCCAGCGAGTTGGGAAACATCACTGGCCAACCTTGTTTCTAAAGCGTTCGGGTGCCATCTGCTGTTTCAAGAGACTTGGAGTGCGGGTAACTGGAAGTTTATCGGTGTAGCTCCAGGACCAGAGATTGCCAGTTACACCATGTCGATTTTGCTGCGCGAAGTTCGCAAAGCCCGGAATAGCTACATCGCTGACAAGTTAAAGCGTTGTAAGACTGCTACCAAAACCAAGAGAGCAGATCTGTTTTGCAATGGTTGGGTTCAGGCAGTTTGGGAAAAAGTTCATGCGTTCGCCGGTGTAAAGCCTCAAGCGGCTATCGATGCGTACATGGCAAAGCAATATCCAGAACTTGGAAAGCTGGAATCTCGGAACCGTAATGCCGACACGAAGCCGAGTCAGCGAGCGTCAAACGATGTTCTTTCGGGGATTGAAGCCGCAGCAAGCGTAACCCTGAATCAAGGAATGGGCGCAGAGACACGGCCACTGCTGAACTAATTGGGAAGCCGACCACCGAGGACGGACACTATGAACATGCGAAACATACAGCTATCGAAGATCCACATCGCTAAAAAGGACTTGGGGATTGATGACGACACTTACCGCGCATTACTTATGCGAGTAACTGGTGCGCAGTCATCCAAGGATTTGAAGCCTGCACAAATGGACGCCGTGCTCAGCGAGTTTGAGCGGCTGGGGTGGGAGCCCAAAAGGAACACCGGCCGACTTGCGCCGAAGGCGAGCCCGGAACGCGAGAAGTTGGTGAAGAAAATCGGCGCTTTTTTGACTACCACTGGCCGCAGTTGGGCATACGCCGACGGCATGGCCAAGCGGATGTACAAGGTTGAGCGGACAGAATGGCTTAACCCGAAACAACTTCAGGGCGTTGTTGCAGCCCTTGAATACGACGCCAGACGCCGTGGGGTTCAAACATCATGACGGAGTCTCTGTTTCCCGATGATTCGGACAGTCTCGACCCGGCCAAGGTTTTGGCTCACATGGGAGACCCGGCAGTGCTTCTGCGGTGGGAGGGCACGCTCAAAGAAATGGTTGAGATTGCAGAAGCGGAACTGCGCGCCAAGCTAGGTGAGCGAACCGATGTTCCTGAGATCGCCCGCTTCGTGGTATTTGCAATTTGCGATGTGATGGGGGGCAGCGTGGTTTATTTGCCACGCGGTGAGGCGCTGAAAAAAGCCATGCGGGATGCGTCGATTTTTCGCGACTGGCGTGACAACAATATCCAGCCGTCTGATCTGGTCAGGAAGTATCGACTTGCCTCCCCGACCATCTATGACATCATCGCTCGACAGCGGGCGCTGCACCGGAAAAATGAACCGGACTTGTTTGGCTTTGATGAACCCACCATCCATTAAAGCTATTGCCCTTTGGCCGATTTGATACCATTGGCCTACTTCTGCAACATCCCCAAGCCTCGCTAACTGCGGGGCTTTTTCTTGCGTGTTTAAGAAACTCTCCCCCCTATCAATAAACGCGAATCTAGCCGGGTACTTCTCGCAGATGGATTCGCGTCATGTCCACCCAGTCCAAGCCAACTTCACCCCGCGCTTATGCGGTTCTGATCCACGCAGCAGCGTCTCAGGATAGTCGCAAAGCCGCCATGCAGGCATGCCCTTCGGCGTGGCTTGAGCTGGCAATGAAGCACGTTGCTATCGCCGAAGAACGTGACGCTGAACTGGTTCGTCAGCGAGAGAAGTTGCGACCTGCACCAAGAACCAACCCCATCGCGCATGCCGAATATCAGGAACCCCAGCGCATTCGCGGTAACTCCGAAGTGGCGGCTTTGCACTTGGCCAGCCTCCGTTCCTCAATCAAATCCTCAAGTGAGGCCCGTGCATGAACTTTCGTAAAGGACGTGGGCGCCCCCGTGCGCCGCGTATGACTGACTGGACCCTGATCACTCTGGCGCTTCTGATTGCCCTGGCGTTGATCGCACCGACCAAACTCCCAGTTGTTCTGTACAAGGCCGGTCTGGTCACAGGCGGCGGCGTGCTGGGCTACTGGATCGACCGGGCGCTGTTTCCGTATGCCCGCCCTAACCAGGTGATGCGAGTCCACCAGCCATGGGCAGGCGTGCGCCGTGCCTTGGTCGTGATGGCCTGCATCCTCGGCCTGACTCTGGGGCTCTGACCATGCGCCGAATCTTAATCATCGGGCTGGCCCTCGGGGCGCTGATGCCAATCATCGCGCTTGCGGACATCCCAGTCGTCGCCGAGCGATACCAGCGTGACCTCACCCGCATCGCGCAGGCCGAGTGGGGACTGGATGCCCCTATCGCCATGTTCGCTGGCCAGATCCACCAGGAGAGCCGCTGGAAGTTCGATGCGCGCTCGCCTGTCGGCGCGCAAGGCTTGGGCCAGGTGATGCCCTCGACCGCCGCCTGGCTAGCAGCAACCTTCCCCAAGGCTTTGGGGAAGAACGAGCCGTATAACCCCTCCTGGTCTATGCAGGCACTCGTTAGTTACGACCGCTGGCTAGCCAGCCGGATTACCGCCGCCGACTCCTGCGAGCAGGCGGCCATGATTCTTTCCTCTTACAACGGTGGCCTCGGTTGGCTGATCCGCGACCGCAAGTTGGCCTCGGCAAAAGGCGCCGACAAGCTGACTTGGTTCGGTTCGATTGAGCGCTTCAACGCGGGGCGCTCAGCAGCCGCATTCAAGGAAAACCGGGCGTACCCACGGCTGATTCTGCGTCAGTGGGAGCCCATCTATATCAAGGCTGGTTGGGGCAAGGGGCGCTGTTCATGAATCCGATTGTGAAAGCGCTTGTGCCGTTGGGCCTGATAGCTGCTCTCGCGGGGCTGTTCCTCTGGACGATGCACCTGAACTACCAGGACGGCTATAGCGATGGGTTCGAAAAAGCCCAAGCCGAAGGCAAGGCAGCGCTCAGCGAACTCAAGGCGAAGCATGCCGAAGAGGTGGCCGAACAGGCCCTTGCGGGAAAGAAAGCGGCTGACGCAGCAGCGGAACGGCTTCTTGCTGAGGTCGACCGGGGCAACGGCCTGGCCAAAGAACTCGCCGACCAAAAGGCCGAGCTGCGCCACACCACCGACAAACTCACCAAGGAAATCGCCAATGTCACGACCAGTTACCGGCGTGCGCTCGACGCGCAGCTTGAGCCGCTGCCTCCTGCTGTTTTTACCAATGGTTTTGTTCGGCTGTGGAACAGCGCCCTTGCCATTACCGGTGCCGCAGCAGTGCAAGCCAGCACCGGCACCAGCGGAGCTGCTGCGTCGGCCGGAGGACCCGGAGCCGCTGACAGCCTCGACTCAGGCCTCAACCAAGCAATCCTGCTGCTCAATCACACCCGCAACAGCGAGCGCGCCGCAGTCTGCCGCGTACAACTCAATAGCCTGATCGACTGGAACACCAATGGACGTAATTGACATTGCCTCTGAGCGCGAAGACGCGCACCGCACTGCGGTCATAGCGGCGCATTTGGCACAAAAGAAAATACCGCAACGGCCGTCGGCAGAGCACTGCGAGGACTGCGGTGCTGACATTCCAGAAGCACGACGGCTGATCATTCCCGGCGTACTGCTGTGTGTGGAGTGTCAGGAACATCAGGAGCGTATGCGCCGATGATGCCGACAATCGAGATACCAACTTGGCAACTGCTCGCCTCAGGCGTGACGTTGCTGGCCATGTTCGCCGGGCTGGTGAAGCTGCTGCTGGCTCAGACCGAACGCCGCTTGGACCAGCGCTTCGCCGTTATGGATGAACGCTTCAACGCGGTAGCCAAGGACTCGGAGCGCTTGCGTCAAGTTGAGATCGGCTTGGAGCGGCTACGCGGTGAGATGCCCCTCAACTACGTGCGCCGCGAAGACTACGTGCGCAACCAGACCGTAATAGAAGCCAAGCTCGACGCCTTGGCGCTGAGGCTTGAAAACGTCCAGCTCAAAGGAGCGCGTCAATGATTGATCCAGCCAAAACCCGCCGCGAGTCGCTGCGCTGGTACATCCTGCTTACCCTGAACACCAGTCGCCCAGTTGATCCTCACGAAGCGGTTGTGCTCTCCACCATCCAGGGGATTTATCCGGACGCAACCGCGCTGGAGCTGCGCCGTGAGCTGGACTATTTGAAAGATCGGTCGCTGGCCACTCTGGATAAGCAGCCGAATGGCGTGTGGATCTGTGGCCTGACGCACTACGGCGTAGACATCGCCGAATACACCATTCCGTGCAATCCGGGTATCGCTCGCCCTGAAAAGTACTGGTCGTGACTTATGCCGCCACGTAGCAAGGTCGCAGCGCTGCCAGCCGAGGTGAAAGCCTGGCTTGATCAATCGTTGGTCGAAAACAATTTTTCTGGTTATGAGCTGCTGTCTGGTGAGCTGGAAAGCCGAGGCTACTCCATTGGCAAGTCGGCGTTGCACCGTTACGGCACCGAATTCGAGGACAAGCTGGCAGCACTGAAGATGGCCAGCGAGCAGGCTCGTGCAGTTGTTCAGGCCGCTCCAGACGAAGAAGGGGCCGTCAACGAAGCGCTGATGCGGCTCGTCCAGGAACATCTCTTCAAGCTGCTGATGTCTGATGGCGACCAGATCGACCTCCCCAAGGTGGCGAAGGCCGTTGCCGAGTTGGGTCGTGCCTCCGTGGTTCAGAAAAAGTGGCAGGCGGAGTTCCGTGAGAAGGCTGAAGCGGCCGCCGCTCGGGTGGAAAAGATCGCCAAGAAAGGCGGCCTTAACGCTACGACGGTCGACGAGATCCGCCGTGAGATTCTGGGGATGGCTTCATGAACTACCTAATTTCATTCGCCTTGTGCGCGGGGATGACTGCTCTGGGGGCAAACGAAACCAATGCGACCCAGTTGCTTTCTTGCGACGTTAACGTGGCGCTCTTCCTGGCAATTGCTTGGTGGCTGGGCCGGGGGAAGAAAGCGTGAAAACCGCCGATCAGAAGACGCTCCCTAAGTGCCCATACTGTGGCGGCGACCCCGTTGTGGGTCAGTTTCCGGGTAGCCATAACGTATGGTGCTCAAACCAGCCGGTCAGGTGTGGCAATCGTTCCGTGTTCACTGTCGATGAGTGGAGTCGCCGTACCGGCAGTGCCGCACCTCAACTGGTCGGTTTGATCAGCGATGACGCATACGCCATGTCGTTTCAGTCCATGGGCCAGTATCGCTCCGCCCTTATTAAAGCGGCCACCAGCGGTGAATCCCAGTGAGTTCCGTTGCCTCGGCCTCGCCACTCGGTGAAGACCTTAGCGGCCTGGGCGACCTCAGTGCTCCCGCCGTTCTCCTGGACTATCAACAGGAATGGATCGGGATCAGGGCGCCGCTAAAGATCGGTGAGAAGTCCCGCCGTATAGGCCTGACGTGGGCTGAGGCCGCGGACAACGTCCTGGTCTGCGCGTCCGAAAAACCAGCAGGTGGCCAGAACGTCTACTACCTCGGGTACAACCAGGACATGACGGTCGAGTACATTCAGGCCTGCGCGCTCTGGGCGCGGGCGTTCAACTATGCCGCTGGTGAAATCGAGGAAGGCATCTGGCCGGACAGTGACCCCGACAAGCACATCAAGACTTACGCCATCGCGTTCCCATCGGGACATCGGATCGTTGCGCTGACCAGCCGCCCGAGCAACTTGCGGGGCAGGCAGGGCATCGTCGTCATTGATGAGGCCGGGTTTCATGCTGATCTTGCACAACTGCTAAAGGCAGCGCTCGCCCTTCTGATCTGGGGCGGAGAAGTGCATGTGATCAGTACTCACGACGGCGCCGAGAACCCTTTCAATGACCTCATTGAGGAAATCCGTGCGGGCAAGCGCAAGGGCGCGCTCTTTCGTTGCACCTTCCGTGAAGCCGTTGCGGACGGGCTTTATAAGCGCGTTTGTTTGCGCAAGGGCATCCCCTACGACCCAGAGGAAGAACAAGCCTGGGTACAGGATGTTTACGACTTCTATGGCGATGCGGCAGAGGAAGAGCTGGACTGTGTCCCAAGCCAGGGCGGCGGTGCATACCTGAGCATGGCGCTCATCGAGCAGCGGACCAGCAAGGATGTGCCGGTGGTGCGACTCAAGTATCCGCCAGGATACGAAACCATTCCCGAGCATCTGCGCATGGCCGAGTCGCTGGAGTGGTGCGAGCGCGAATTGCTGCCGCTCCTGTCCAAGATCCCGGCAGACGTATACAGCTACTACGGCCACGACTTCGCCCGTAGTGGTGACCTGTCGGTGATCTGGCCTCTGGTTAAAGAGCAGAACCTACGAAAGCGCACTCCCTTCCTGGTCGAGCTGCGCAACGTCCCGTTCAGGCAGCAAGAGCAGATCCTGTTCTACATCGTCGACCGACTGCCCAACTTTCTCAAGGGCGCGCCCGATGCCAGGGGTAACGGATCGCAGCTCGCGGAGAGTGCGGCGGTGCGTTACGGATTCAACCGCATTGAGCGGGTGATGCTGAGCGAGGGCTGGTATCGCGACAACATGCCGCCATTCAAGGCGGCGCTGGAAGACGGCACCTTTGATGAGATCCCGGCCGACCGCGATGTGACCGGCGATATCCGGGCTTTCCGGATTGTGAAAGGCGTTGCCCGCATCCCGGAGAAGCGCACCACCGAAAAAGGCGACGGCTCTAAGAGCGGCGATAAACGTCACGGTGACGCCGGTATCGCGGCCGTGCTGGCCGACTATGCCTCTCGCCAAGAGACTGAAATATTCGAATATCACCGCGTCCAGCCCGGCGCCCAGTCAGGCCACAAGGTCGGATCGGGCGGTAACTGGCGTAACAAAAAAGGCATCTGGTAATGGCTCTATCGCGCATCGTGGATCAACATGGCCGCCCAATCGACTTAGGTCAACTGACGCAAGAGCTGGCCGCCCCGCGCCTGACGGGCGTGCGGCAGGTTTGGCACTCATCGGTCGCCAGTGGTCTCACGCCCGAGCGGCTTGCATCCATCCTGCAAGCCGCAGTCGAAGGATCGGCGCATGACTACCTGACCCTCGCTGAAGAAATGGAAGAGAGGGATCTGCACTACGCATCGGTGTTAGGCACCCGAAAGCTGGCAGTCGCTGGTTTGAATGTCCGGATCGAAGCGGCAAGCGATGACGCTGAGGACGTGCGCCGTGCTGAATCCCTTACTGAGCTGGTAACCCAGCCAGAGTTCGGAGAACTGCAAGCCGACTTGGTCGACGCCTTGGGCAAGGCCTACGCAGTATCTGAAATCATCTGGGACCGCAGTGGCAAAGAATGGATGCCGGAGCGTTACGAGCCGCGAGACCAGCGCTTCTTCCAGTTCGACCAAGCTACCGGTCGAGAGCTTCGGCTGCTCGACGAGGCTGACCCGATGTACGGGCTTGCCCTTGCTCCGTACAAGTTCATCACGCATCTACCCCGCATTCGTTCCGGCCTGCCCATCCGTGGCGGCTTGGCCAGGCTGGCGGCCGTTGCCTATATGTGCAAGGCATGGACGTGGAAGGACTGGATGGGGTTTGCCGACATCTACGGTATCCCTATGCGCGTTGGGCGCTACGGGCCTGGCGCGAGCGCCGACGATATCGGCGTGCTGTTGTCAGCGGTGGCCAACCTCGGCAGTGATGCTGCGGCGGTGATCCCCGATTCCATGCGTATCGACTTCCAAGCTGCGGCCAATGTCGCCGGGGCTGGCGATTTCTTCAAAGGCTTGGCCGAGTGGTGGGACAAGCAAATCAGTAAGGCCGTGGTCGGCCAGACGATGAGTGCCGACGATGGCGCGAGCCTGGCACAGGCCAAGGTTCACAACGAAGTGCGCCTGGACTTGCTGGAAGCCGATGCGAAGGCCCTGAGCAATACGCTCAACCGATTCTTGGTGCGCCCGTACTGCGACCTCAACTACGCGCCTGGTCGACCATATCCACGTTTGATCGTTGATGTTCCGCAGCCGGAAAACGTCCAGCTCCTGGTCAGTGCTCTTAAGGATCTGGTGCCACTGGGCCTGCGTGTAGAGCAGTCAGTGATCAGGGACAGGCTGAATCTCCCAGCTCCGGCCGATGACGCCGAGATCCTTGGGGTCACCGTTAAGGCCACTCAGCAGGCTGCACTGGCCACCGCGACCAACCGTGAGCAATCGGCTGCAGCCACTCCGTCTACGCGAGATATTGTGGATAACCAGGTGCAGGCACTGGAGCGCCAGACAGCGACCGGCATGGATGACATGGTCGACGCTATCAAGGAACTGCTCGATGCGTCGGACAGCCTTGAAGGCTTTCGGGATCGGCTGATTGAGGCCTACCCAACCATGAACAGTTCAGAACTGGCGGATGCCATGGCGGACGGACTGGTCGCGGCCAATCTTGCAGGGCGCTATGACGTACTGAGAGGTTTATAGGGTGTATGGGTAAATCTTCGAGTAACCGTCAATCACCGCATGAAGTTGGCTTATCAAGCCCTCCTTCGTCCTCTTGGTTACTTGGCAGTGATACTCAATCCGATCAGGAAGGAATGCTTCAGCGTTCAACGCGTCGACGGTGGGTAACGGTTCGTCGAGGCTAGGAACAACCGCGCCGGTGCTGAAATATGCAAATTTTCGGAGTTGGCCGATTGCGATCACCCGCGCCGCCGCCGCCAGATCTGCCGCGTGGTGCACGGAACATCCGGCGCCCTCTATTGCGGCTGCGAGTTTTAAGAACTTTTCCAAGCGTTCATCTTCTGTCGAGTTTAGGTCTCCGAAACCGCCAGAGAACTCGGTTATAGAGGCGATTGCAGGGACGAAGGCGTATTCAACTGAGCGTTTGAGTTGCTCCAATACTTGTTCGGCTGCATTGGTAGCTTCTCGCAGTTCGAGCGATAACGACCAGAAACCAACCTTCTTTATCACGGGCGCAAAAGCGACCACGAGAGAGGCAGCAATAACAACCGTGGCCAGCGACAAGAAGATGCCTGGGGAGACCAAGCTCTGCTTCAGCAACCATGTTGCGTAGGTCAGCCCGGCTAGAGCAACTCCGACGGCAATGCCCGAATACGTTTTGTTCATAGCGAAAAATCCCTTTAGACGAGAGGTCAAATGGCAGTATCACACGGTTCCTTACCTTTCCAGGAGCAGATCGATTTCTTCCGAGGCAAGACCGATCTTCCGACGCGTGCTTGGGCGGATGTATATAAAGAAGAGCACGACTGGGCCTTTGTGGTGGCTGGTGCTTCCAAGCGGGACTTGCTAACGGACCTGCGGGGCTCGGTCGAAAAGGCCATTGCCAAGGGCGGCACCCTGGAACAGTTCCGCAAAGACTTTGACCAGGTCGTCGCCAAACATGGCTGGCAGTACAACGGTGGCCGGGGCTGGCGCACCCGCGTGATCTACGAAACCAACATGCGCCAGAGCTACAACGCTGGCCGTGAAGCGCAGATGGCTGATCCTGAATTGAGGAAAGCCAGGCCGTACGGGCTGTATCGCCACGGGGACAGCGCTCATCCCCGGCCAATTCATTTGTCTTGGAATGGCACGGTGTTGCCCCTGGACGATCCGTGGTGGTCTACCCATAGCCCCCAGAATGGCTGGGGCTGCAAGTGCAAGAAGTTCATGGTCAGTCAGCGCGACGTGGAGCGGCAAGGTCTGACGGTGGGTCCGGCTCCGGCCATTGAATATGAGGATAAAGTAGTGGGCATGAACAGCCCGCTTGGCCCGCGATCTGTGAAGGTGCCTGTCGGCATTGACCCCGGCTTTGACTATGCACCTGGTCAGTCCCGGCTCACTGTGGCCGTGCCCCAGATCCGGGAGCCGGGCCAAAAGATCGAGCCAACGCCGGGTGTGCCCAGCCGAACTCCGGCACGTCCGCTGCCGGAAGCCAGGCCCGCGACGGAAGCTCAACGTATGCCGAAGGGCCTCACACCTAAAACGCAAGTGGGCCGGTTCCTGAAGACGTTCGGTGCCAAAGCCGACGCTCCGGCTGTGTTTCGTGATCTGGCGGGAGATCCGCTGGTGATCGGTCGCGGGATGTTCGAGGGGTCCGATGGCCAGTTGCGTCTGCCACCTGGTGATCTGCTGCTGTTGGCTCAGGCTATCCGTGAACCTGACGAGATCTGGGCGCGCTTGGACTGGCTGGAGGACCAGAAGCGTGCGGTGCTTCGCAAGCGCTACATCTCGCGGTTCGCCGAGGCAGGCGAGGAACAGCCAGAGGCCGTGGTCGTTGAGATGGGCAGCGATGGCTGGACATCTACCGTCCAGGGCGGATCGGGCGCGGATGATCTGTTGGCCAGCCTCCGCGTGGGCGTCCGTCTTTACCGTCGGCCTAATTAGGAGCGCCCATGGCAGGCTCAATCCTCACCGTCACCACCACGACCGAACAGGCAAGCAAGGCGCTGTTGGAGCTGTTCGAGCGTCTTGGTGATGTCGCAACACCGCTGAATGACATAGCCGAATACCTTCACCTGTCCACCGATGACAGGTTTCGGCGCAAGGTTGGCCCGGACGGTTCACCTTGGGCTCCATTGGCGCCGTCGACGCTGGCTCGCAAGAAGCGCAATAAGGAAAAGATCCTGCGAGAGAGCGGGATGTTGCAGGACTCGTTCCGCCACCAGGTATCCAACAACGAGCTGGACTTTGGCACCGACCGTCACTATGGAGCCATCCATCAGTTCGGCGGGACCATCAACCATGCCGCCCGATCCCAGCAGGTTTACTTCAAGGCAGGTAAGAGCGGTGTCGGGAATCGGTTCGTCAAGAAGAGCGCCTCCAATTTCGCCCAGTGGGTCACCCACGGTGCGCGCTCAACTGAGATGCGGGCACGTCCATATCTTGGTTTGTCCGCTGCTGACGAACTGGAGGTCGCCGAGATCATCGGAAACTATCTGAAGGGGCCTTTTGAGGGCGATCAAATCTAAGCGCTCAGGCGACGTTTTAGGGCCTTCTACGGTACAACCGGGGCGGTTGCTGTGCGTCGGTAGCGTTAGACTAGCGTTAGATTTACGCTCAGTGCCATTCGGGGGTGATGGTTGGAGCGAAGTTTGTGAAATGAGGTATAGAATGGCAGCCCCGCACTAAATCCCCTCTCGGTTCCCGTCAGACCTTGGCACCTTAAACCGACCTGAAACTCACCCTCCATGGGTCGCCGCTGAAACTAGCGGCATGAAGACATTACTCGCACTCAATACCGACCTTTCAGCCACGGTCTCCACCGACGGTAAAGCCCCCGAATGGGTCGAGCTTATCCCTGCCGGTCCTACTGTGCTCGGACGCGATGGCCGCACCTGGTTGTTTGATGACCTCGCTCAGGGCTTGGTGCTCGATGCGTTCAAGTCTCGTGGCATCGACTTGGCCGTGGATTGGGAGCACGCCAGCGAGATCCTGGCACCGGTCGGTCAGCCTGCGCCTGCGTCTGGCTGGATTGATAAGTTGGAGATCCGCGACGGCGCCCTTTGGGGACACATCGCCTGGACCCCAAACGCCGCCACTCAGGTAATCAGCCGCGAGTACCGCTTCCTCTCCCCAGTCTTCGACTACGACCTGACCTTCATGCGCATCAGCCGCATGGTCAGCATCGGCCTGACTAATAAGCCAAACCTCTTTCTCACTGCCCTCAACCACGAAAACCAGGAGCATCACGTGCCACTACCTATCGCCCTGTGTGCGGCGCTTGGCATTGCCGAGTCCGCTACGGACAACGAGGCAATCGCGGCCGCCACCCAACTGAAAACCGCTGCGGCCGCCCGTAACAGCGAGCAGCCGGACCTCAATCGCTTCGTACCACGCCCTGACTTCGATGCGCTGCAAGCTCGTGCTCTGAATGCTGAAACCGCGCTGGCCACTCATCAGCGCTCCGAGCATGACAACGCTATCAAGACCGAGATCGACGCGGCCTTGAAGGCGGGCAAGATCACCCCGGCCACTGCTGACTACCACCGTGCGGCCTGCGCCGAGCAAGGCGGCCTGGACCGTTTCCGTTCGTACGTCCAAGCGGCACCGGTCGTTGCCGAAGCGTCCGGCCTGTCCGGCATCCAGCCCAAAGATCCCGGCACCGCCACTGCGCTGAACGCCGAACAGGCAGCGATGTGCGCCCAGTTCGGTGTCGACCCGGTCGAGTTCGCCAAGACCCTGAAGAACGAGGCTTAAGTCATGCCGCTGAGTGCTGATCGCAATACCCCCATGAAACACACCGACATCGTTGTCATCGGCGTTGGCGCCGGTCTGCGCATCTTCGGTGGCTCGATGGTCGTTCTGAATGCCAGCGGCTTTGCCATCCCCGGCAAGGCAGCCACGGGCCTGACCTATGCGGGCCGTGCCGAGGATCTGGCAGACAACACTGGCGGCGCCGATGGTGCAGTGACCGTCACGGTTCACCGCAACCGCGCATTCAAATGGGCCAACGACGGCACCGTCACTCAGGCCCAAATGCTCAAGACCGCTTACATCGTCGACGACGCCACCGTCGCCGCCACCGACAGCAGCGGCACTCGCTCTGCTGCTGGTCGCATCGTCGGTATCGATTCCGACGGCGTCTGGGTTGAGTAACCCTCTTATAAAGGAGCGCACTGCGCATGCTGGTCAATAAATCGTCCATTCAGGCGGCCTTCGTCGGCCTGAAAACCCTGTTCAACAACGCGTTCACTTCGGCGCCCAGCACTTGGGACAAGATCGCCATGAAGGTGCCGTCCAGCACGGGCAGCAACCTTTATGCATGGCTTTCGGCGTTTCCCAAGATGCGTCGCTGGATCGGCGAGAAGCACGTCAAGAACCTCAAGGCCTACAGCTATTCGGTAGTCAACGAGGACTTTGAAGCCACCGTCGAAGTTGACCGCAATCACATCGAAGATGACCAGATGGGCATCTATGCGCCGCAGGCGCAGATGGCCGGTTTCTCGGCCAAGCAACTGCCTGACGAGATCGTCTTTGAGCTGGTGAACAACGCTTTCACCAAGTTCTGCTACGACGGCCAATACTTCTTCGATACCGACCACCCGGTTGCGGACACCAGTGTCAGCAACATGAGCACCAAAGTGCTCAGCATCTCGACCTTGGCTGCGGCCCAAGCAAGTTACGGCGCGGCACGTACCGCCATGCGCAAGTTCAAGGATGAAGATGGCCGCCCGATCAACGCCATCCCAACTGTGCTCCTGGTGCCGCCAGCGCTGGAAGACACAGCCCGCGCACTGTTGACGCTCGAACGCCTGGAAGACGGCAAGCCGAACCCTTACAAGGGCACCGCCGAGTTGGTCGTGGAAGCGCGCCTGACCTCTGACACCGCCTGGTTCCTGCTGGACACCAGCAAGCCCGTGCGTCCTTTCATCTACCAGGAGCGCAAGGCGCCAGTGTTCGTGCAGCAGACCGATGCCGAGGCTGACGACGTATTCAACCGTCGCAAGTTCAAGTTTGGTGCTGAAGCCCGTGCCGCTGGTGGTTACGGCTTCTGGCAGATGGCCTTCGGCTCGACCGGCACAGGGGGCTGATCATGGGCGTAGTTATCACTGCGCGCCGTGACGGCTTCCGCCGTGGCGGCATCGCGCACTCGGCCGCTGGGAAGTTCTATCCCGACGGCGCCTTGACCGAAGAACAGCTCAATGCCTTTCGCAAAGATCCGCAACTGGTAGTGGTCGAGCAGGCCGAGCCATTCGACAGCGCCGGTCAGGATGACTCGCTGCTGGGGGAAATGGGCGAGCGCATCGCCTCACTGGAGCACTCACTGGAGAGCGCTCGCGCCGGGTTGAAGACCGCGTCGGCAGATCTGGTGAGAGTTCTGGAGCAACAGAAAGCCGCACCAGCCCTGATCATCACCGACGCTCAAGCGCTGGAGCCAGCAGACCCAACGGTTGAAGGTGTGATTTGCATCGCAGGGGATGCGCTGCTCTCACTGATCAGTCAACACCTCAAGCCTGTGCAGGTCAGCCCGGAGGCACCAGACGATGAAAGCGATACAACGCTCGACAACTCCGGCGGTACTGAAACGTCGCAGAGCGCGTCGCAGGGTGCGCCAAGTCCTTCGCCGTCGGGTCCTGACGCAGGAACTGTAACGCCAGCCAAGCAAGACGCTGATAAACCGGCTGGCCGCAACAAGCGTGGTTCGGGAAAGGATTCCGATAAATGAACCTCTCGCTCCCGACCGCGCTGATCCTGGTCAATCGCTTCGGTGCCAAGGAAATGGCCGACCTGTCCGTGCCAGCCACCAGTCGGCCGATTGAGCCTGAGTTGCTGGAAGCGGCGGCAAAGGGTGATTCGCTGGATGGTTGGGAGGCCGAGGACATTGCGGCGGCGGTGGCAGCGCTGGCACGGATGGCCGACGCCGCGACCCGCGCCCGGAGCGAGGTGCAGTTTTACCTCCGCTATCGGCAGCCTGGTGAGGATGCGCCGGGCTGGGTGGCAGACGATCTGCCGGAGCTGACCCGCTTTCACCTGTACGGGGAAAAAGCCGGGGCTGAATCGGCAGTGCGCCTGCGCTACCTGGACATCATCAAGCGGTTGCAGAGCCTAGCCACCGAGGATGAGAAACGCGGCGCATCTGAATCAGGTTCGTCTCGGCCGCTGATTGTGCAGCAGCCTCGGATGTTCAACCGCAACACCTTGGGTCGGCTGTGATGATTGGCGAATTGGAAGACGCCATCCAGGCGCGGCTGGCAGAGCTGAAAAACCAGCTCCCACGGCTGCACCTGGACAGCTACGGCGGCGAACTGAGCGACCCGGATTTGATGGTCGACATGCTCAAACTGACACCCAGCGTGCTGATCACCACCCCTCGGGTGGTGTTTAGCAAGGCTGGTCAGAGTCGGCGCTACAAGGCCGCCGTGGTGTTTCGGCTGGTTATTGCCAGTGCCTCGGTGCGCGGTGAGCGCGAAACCCGGCGCGGTTCAGTGGCCAGAGATCCGGGCAGTTACTGGATCTGGGAAGCCTGCCTGCGACTGCTGACTGGTTGGCAACACAAGGAAAACGGCGCCAGGGTCTCACCAACCGATTTTGCCAACCTGGTGAATGGCAAGTTCCAAACCAGCCACCTCTCGGTACTGGGCCAGAGCTTCGCCGTCGACTTGGAATGGACAATTCCTGAAGAAGAAATGCCGATGCTGGAAGGCATTGACCTGACTTACCACACCCCGTCGGACAACCCCGTAGGGTCTGCAACCGACAAGATCGAATTGAGGGATCTGTGATGCGCGTGATCGCGACTGAACACCCCGTGCCGCTGATGCCGGTCGCGGGTCAGCAGGTAACGGACCATATCAAACCCGAACCGGCTGAGCCGGTGACGGTGCCAGAGCACTCCTATTACCTGCGTCGCATCGCCTCGGGCGAGTTGAAGCGAGTCGATGAATCGGCCGCGACCTCGACGAAGGGCAGTGCCAAAAACTCCGCTAAGGGGACCGAAGAATGACCGTAACTTTTGACACCATCCCGGCCAGTATCCGCAAGCCCGGCGTGTACATGGAGTTCAACCTCGCTCTCGCGGTGCGCAATTTGCCCACCAACGCGCAGAGCATCTGTCTGATCGTTCCGCTGGGTGCAGAGGCGACAGCGTTGCCTCACGTACCCGCTCAAGTATTCAGTGCGCCTGAAGCGCTCGCCCAGTTCGGCGAAGTGGCTGAAGAGATGGTTGCCGCCGTGCTCGCCTCCTATCGTTATGCAGCTGTGTCCTGCGTTGGTATCACTGTCAGTGGCAGTACAGAACCGGACATTTCGGCGGCATTGGCCGCCACGGCGCTGGGGGGTTACACCATTCTGGTTCCAGCCTGGTTCAGCCAGACCGCGCTCACCGCGTTGCGTACCCATATCAACATCTACACCGATTCCATCGAGCAGCAATCGATCATTGGGGTCGCGGCTGTTACTTCGACACTGTCGGCTGCAACCGCGCTGGCCACCGCTCTGAACTGCGGTGCCATTTCCATCGCGTTGCTGCCTGGCACTGTCTCTACCGCCCGGCAGGTCGCGGCCGCTTATGCCGCCATGATCGCCTCGGAAGAAGATCCGGCGCGTCCGCTCAACACACTGACACTGACGGGCATCACGGTGCCGCCCGTTGCGAGTCGGCTGGGTCGTACCGAGCAGGAAGCGTGTCTCAGCAACGGCATCACGCCGCTCGAAGTTGGCCCCGGTGATCTGGTGCAGATCGTTCGAGCGATCACCACCTACACCAAGAGTGCGGCCGGAGCCACGGATGTCTCGTTGCTCGACCTCACCACCATCCGCACCCTCTATTACGTGCGCCAGGCCTGCCGCGACCGAATCCGTCTGCGCTTCCCTCGCTCCAAGCTGTCGAGTAAGACGCCCGGAGCAGTGCGCAGCGAGCTGCTCGACGTTCTGGAGAAGCTGGAGGCTCTGGAGATCGTCGAAGAGGTCGCGGCCAACGCTAAATCGTTGATCGTTGAGCGTTCTGCTCAAGACGTCAACCGGCTGAACGCCGCCATTCCAACCGATGTCGTGAACGGCCTGCATGTGTTTGCCGGTCGTATCGATCTGTTGCTGTAACAAGGAGCCAATCCCATGTCGGATAACTACGTCGGGCAGATCGTCCTGACCATCAACGGTTCGGACTATGAGATCAAGTCCCTGGACCACACCCTGAAAACGGGGAGAACCGTCGTCAAGACCATGAATCGCTCGGGCGTTCCATCTGGCACTGCGGCAGGCATGGAGGAGCACGATCTGCGCGTCTCCGTTGCAATTCCAAAGTCCGGTGAGCCGAACTGGCGGGCCATGATTGACGCCAAGATCACCATTGAGCCGGTCGACGGCGGCGGCCAGAAGGAGAGCTGGACCGGCGTGGCGCTGATCGAGATGGGCAGCAAGTACCAGCTCGAAGGCGAGGCCACTCGCGACCTGACCCTTTCCGCCCTCAGATATTCGTCTTCGGAGTAATGACATGACCGCTTCTTCCAAAGCTTGGGATGGCCTGACCACCACCGGCCAACTGCGTATCGGTGTGCTGTTCGCGGGGAGTCGTCACAAGACGTTTACCCTTCGTGTGCCGGTGGCCGGTGACATGGTCGTTGCCCAGCAGCTTCACCCCCAAGGCCCGCTCCAGTTGATCACGGTCGAGGCCTATCGCCGCCAGTTGCTGTCGCTGGGCGACATTCCTCTGGACTCGCTGACTACTGAGCTGCTCCTGGAGCAATTGGCCGAGGTGGATCTGGCGACCCTTGCTGAAGCGGACGAGGCGCTGGAAAAAAAGCTCGCGCTGCCGAGCGAGGCAGCACCCTCGACTGGCGAAAAATTGAGCACGGACTCGTCCGCCACGGCTACCGCCTAGACGAGATCCGCAACATGACCCGGCCGGAGATTGATACCCGTATCGATCTTCTGCTGGGCCGCAAGAAGAACACGTCCAGGTACGTCGCGAGGGGGAAAAAGAAGCGATGAATCAGCATCAATCAGTACCGCTGAGCGCGGTCGAGCTTCACACGCTGGAGAACAACCTACGGGCCAGACGCGGGGCCTCGGTGCTGGTGGTCGGGGCCAAATGCCCGATGGAGGCCTTCCAGGACGATCTGCGGGAATCTGCGCAGCGCCTTGGCTTTCAGCCGGAAGGCAGCGGCCGGTTCATCGTCAGCCGCTCGCCGGGTGGCGGCGCCGATCTGAGCTGGCAACCGGTCGAGGCACCGGAACTTGCTCCCACCGTTCACTGATTCAAGGCCCGGAGACGGGCCTTTCTTCTTTATGTAAGAACCTGTTGGAGTCGTTGCAATGAGTGATTTACGGGTTGCCCTGCGGATTCAAGCGACCTCCGGCAACAGTCGTCGCGAAATTCAAGCCCTTGAGCAGAGCCTCAAAAAGACCGCTAGAGACGGTGCGAAGGCCTTGGGCGACGAGGCAAACAAGACTGGGGCGGCCCTCAATAGGTCCGCTCAGACGGGTGCTGCGAGCTACAAGATCGTGCGCCAGGCGTTGCGTGAATCGGCGCAGGGGCAAGGCGTATTCCGGCAGGGCGTCACCCAGACTAGTGCCGAGTTGAAGAGCATGGGCCAAGCTGGGCGCAAAGCCGCGCAGGACACCAAAACCGAGCTGGCCAAAGCAGCCAAAGAGGGTGCTGATCAGCTCCGTCAGTCTGTCGACAAGACGGAAGTCAGCATGCGCCGTCTCGCTCAGTCTGGCGGCAGCAACCTGCGTCTGCTCAAACGATTGGCTGGTGGGGTGCGTGATGAGTTCAACCGGTTGAAGAACTTCGGCCAGAGCGCACAAGGCAAGCTGGCCGGATTGGGCATTGGTGTCGGTGTCGGTGCCGGGTTGACGGGTAGTGCCAAGCTGGATCGCTCACTGATCCGAACACAGCAGACAGCAGGCATGACGAACGCGGAGCGCGAAGAGTGGCGCAACGAAGGTTTTCGGATTGCCAAGAAGTACGGCCTCGACCGAACCGACGTGGATAGCGGTTTCAATACCTTGATCGCTTCGGGTGTGAACTACGGCGCCTCCAAGAAGACCGCCGATGCAGTCGGCCAGGCGACGGCGGTTACTGGCGCCGACTCGGCGGTACTGGGCAAAGCCGTTGTTGCCGGTGCCAGCGCCTTTAACCTCGACCTAAACCAAGCAGGTGTAGCGCTCGATCTGCTGCAAAAGATGACCGTCGCCGGGCGTCAGGGGAACGCCGAGTTGGAGAACCTGGCCGATCTGTTCCCGAAAATCGGTGGTGCAGCGCAGCAGGCGGGCATGTCGCTGTCGCAGGCCCTGGCATTTACCGAGACGCTATCGACCGTTGAGATGCAGCCCGAACGTCTGGGCACGCTTGCCGAATCAACCCTGCGGGTATTCAGCAACAAGACTTATCGTGACCAAGTCACGAAAGCGTCTGGTGTGAGTTTCTTCGATAAAAAAGGTGCGTCGCGCAACCCTGAGGAGGTATTTGCGGATTTGAAACGCAAGTACGACGGGATGAAAACCGACGAGCAGCGCGGAAAGTTTATGGGTGCCGTGTTCAAGGGTATGGACCAAGACACTATTCGTGGTATGCGAATCATGCTTACCGGCAATAGGCTCGACACGTTTAAACAGCAATCAAAAGACATTCAAGGCGCCAAGCCGATCTTTGAAAGTGACCTGAAAGATAACGTTGAGAGTGCCACCGGTACTGGGGCGCGAGTTAAAGCAACCTTGGGAGAGGCGATTGACCGCATGGCCAAGCCTCTTAATAAAGGTTTTGCGGAGTTCGGTAGTTACTTGCTCGATGACTTAAATCTTTCGGGTGAGCAGATGCTGGCGGGTGGTGCCGCTGTTGGTGTTGGTGGATATATTGCCGGTCGCGGCGCTACAGCGGGTGCAGGCGCACTTATCAACAAGTTTATGGGTGGCCCTGAAACTCTTAAAAATATTGCCGTTGGTAAAGTGTTGGAAGAAGCGACGGGCGTAAGTTCGGTATTTGTTACTAACTGGCCAGCAACAGGCATGACCCCGCCAATTCCTGATGTCGGTAACAAGACGCCGAAAGTTGTTCCGCCAGTTCCATGGGGGCTTGTAAGTCTGGCTGCCATTGGTGGTTTTACCAGCGGTTCTACGCAGAACACAGATGAAGGTCGGCTGCGGGCCGCTCAGAACTCCAAGTTGGGCACGGCTGGTCAGAAAGCTTATAACACCTCGTTTTATCAAAACCGCATTGATCTGGCCAAGAATAATCCGGACGCCTCAAGTGATTGGCTTTCCAGCCAAGCCCAGCGCTTGGCCATGCAACAAACCGGGCTCACTTCTTCTGGTACATCTGCGCAGGGGGCTGTTAGTTGGGCGCAGAACGCCGCGAGCCGCCTGACTCAGGCAGGTATTGGCCCACTGCAACAGGGTGGAGAAAACATGGCCGAACAACGATTGCGCTCATTGATCGATAAGCCGCTGGTTTTAGAACTGCGACTTAACTCTGAGATGGTGCAAGCCGAAGTTGAGCGCAGAACTGATATTCAAGTGAGGCGTGGAAATTGAGCTGGAAAGAGAACTTGCTGGATGCCTCTTTTCGAGGTATTCCTCTCGATGTTGCGGACGAAAACTTAGAGGCTCAGTGGTTTACTAGCCAGCATGGAACGCCTTACAAGCAAGGTGACTCGGCTGAGGATCTGGGGCGAGGTGGCCGAGCGTTCTCCCTGCGCGTCATCTTCAACGGTCCAAACTATGAGTTCTACCTAAGAGCGTTGCTTGATGCCTTGGATGTACTAGGGCCGGGTGAGTTGGTGCATCCCATCTACGGCAGTCTTACTGTTGTCACTCGGTCAATGAATGTGCATCACACCGCCGAGCGCCCGGACTATGCCGAAGTGGCCCTCCAGTTTGTGGAGCACACACCTGATGAGCCGTTCTTTGATCGTGACCTTGTATGGACGGCTGTTTGGTCGGCTTATGCGGAGGACGAGACCACCTGGCAGGACGGACTCTTTGACCTGCTGGCCAAAATCGATTCCTTGGTCACTGAGATACAAAGTTGGATCGGTGGCGGCTGGACTGGCTTTATGGAGAAGGCCTTGGGGCTGCCAGGCATTGGCCTTCGCTTGCAGCAACTGCGTAGCCAGATCATGGGTGTGGTGTCGCAGGTTGTGAGTATGGCCACCAGCAATCCGTTGTCTGCATTCGACCCGCTGGTGGACTTGGCCCGGACGCCGACTGAGATTCGCGCCGTCATCCAGAACACCACGCCCTCATCGTCGCGTGAGCTGCTGTCCCGAGGCGGTGTCCCGGCCACGGTGCCGGGCAGCACCAGTTTGACAGCGCAGGCATCAAGAGCTGGTACAGCGCTGCTCATCAGTGCCAGGCAGGGCAGTGAGCCAGATACTTCAGTGATCCCTGACAGCATGCCCACCGACCCAGTCGATGCGGCCAGTTTGGCACTGGTGGTTCTGATCGTCACTGAGACAGCGCTGGCAAATGCGCAGGCCGTGTCTGCTGTTATTGAGGATGAAGCGGCCACCCAGACCCTTAGTCCGGGCGATCTGGAGTCACTGGTCAATCTTTCCAGGTCGCTTATTGAGTCGGCAATCCTGCTGCACAGGCGTCTGTACGGTGTGGAGACCGCGCTTCCGGTGATTGATGCTCTGCGCACCATGGCCGGGCTGATCCAAGCCCGAGCACGCTCTGTGATCCTGCTCAGTCCGCCTCTGGTCGAGCGCACCGTTGAATCGCCTGCAAGCTTGCGGGTGCTCGCTCATCGTTGGTACGGCGACCACTCGCGGGCCATCGAGCTTTCGCGATTGAATCCGAGTCTGGGCTCTCCCTACAACATCCAACCAGGTGAGGTGCTCCGTGCCTACGCAAAGTGACGCTATTACCCTGACTATCGGTGGACTCACCCACGCAACGTGGGATGGCTGGTCTGTTGAGTCGGACTTGCTCACGCCATCCGATGCTTTTGAACTTGAGCTTTATGCCAAAGACACCGTTTCTCTGCCATCTGTCCTAGTAGAGGGAGCGAGCTGCACCCTCAATCTTGGTCGTGACCGAGTGTTGACCGGCCAGGTCGACGAGTTCGAGCACGACGTGAACCGCCAAGGCGTCGCGATTCGTATCAATGGTCGCGACGGTGCTGCTGCTCTGGTCGATTGCTCATGCCCATTCGTATCGATGCGAGAGGCGTCGCTGACTGAGGTCATTAACCTGGTGGTGAAGCCGCTGGGAATCAGCAAGATAAGCATCCAGACGGACACGGCAAAGTCACGTCGCCGTGTGCAGATCGAGCCAGGGCAATCTGCATGGGAGGCGCTGATGCAGGTCGCCGAGGCTAACGGACTGTGGCCATGGTTTGATCCCGACGGCACGCTGGTCGTTGGTGGTCCGAACTACGAGGCCCCACCAGTGGCCGAACTGATCTTGAGCCGCGACGGTCAAGGTAACAACGTGGAGCGCCTTGGCGTTCGCCGGTCCATCGCCAACCGATACAGTCAGATCACCCTGCTCGGTCAGCACGGTCAGTATGACAATGACGGTTTAGATACCACTCGCTCGCACCTGCGATCTGTGATCCAGGACGACACCTTGGCCAAGCGAGGAATTTTCCGGCCTAAAGTGGTGGTCGACAGCAGTACCGAGAACCAGGACATGGCGACCACCCGCGCTCGCAAACTGCTGGCTGACAGTCGGCTGGAGGGGTTCGAAATAAGGGCGATTGTGAAGGGGCACCGTTGCGGCAATGGTTCCGTATGGACGCCGGGTCAGCGTGTGAGGGTCAGAAGCGAGCCTCATGGTTTGAACGCCATTTACTTCCTGATGGCTCGTACTTTGCGACTTACGCGAAGTCAGGGAGCGATCACCGAACTGCGGCTGCGTGAAGACAAGATGTGGGTGCTCGACGGCGCCAAGCTGAAGAAACACAAAGGGAAGAACAACCCGGACTCTGCATTTATCGAAATGGTTAAGGGGCTTTAGTGAAGACATTAGGACGGATGATGCGGGAGCAGGCAGCCCGTGAGCGCAGTAGCGTGCGTCAGGCATTTCGAGCGGTGGCCAGCAGCTCGAATCAGGGAAAGCTGACCGGGGTGGAGATGCAGGGGCTGGCCGGTGAGGCTGTAGCGGGAGAGTTGTTCCAGCACTATGGGTTCACGTCCTCGCCGCTGGCCGGTGCGGAGTACATCTGTATCCCGGTAGGTGGGAACAGTAAGCATGCTGTGGTCGTGGCCAGTGAAGATGGTCGGTATCGTTTGACGCTGAAAGATGGAGAGGTCGCTCTGTACACGGACGAGGGAGACAGGGTGCATCTCAAGCGCGGCCGGGTGATCGAAGTGGAGACCGATACGCTGATCGTGAAAGCCAACAAAAAGGTATCGTTCCAGACGCCCTTGCTGGAAACGAGCGGGACGGTAACGGTAGAACAGGGGCTGGCAGTGAAGGGCAACATCGTGACTTCGGGTAGCATTGGGGCCAGCGGAAACATCCTCGCGCAAGGTAGCATCTCCCCTAATTCAAGCGACACAATCAGTATGTGATTGCGGTACTAAACATAGGGGTGGTTTGTACGGTCGAGAAAGACCAAGCGATCACCTCTTCCACCATCATGCCCGAATGGACGCAGGCATAGACCCAAAATCAGGCGACTTAACTGGCAAGCGTATTAAGACGCTTGCCAACGCCATTTATCTCCGGCTCACCGTGCCGCTCGGCTCCTGGTGGGCCGATCCCACTTTGGGCTCGCGTTTGTACCTACTGCGCCGCTCCAAGGACCTATCCAGAGTCGGCAAGCTTGCCAATCAATATGCAACAGAGGCTCTACAGCCGATGGTTGACGATGGGCGAGCCACGTCCTTTTTGGTCGACGTTGAACAGTCCCACAATGGCTGGTTGCTTCTGCTGATCACGGTGATCGACAGCGCAGGCGTCGAGGAAGTATTTCAGCATCCTGTAAGGGTTATCTGATGGCACTCACCGTTCCGACTTACGACGCGATACTGAGCAACATCTTGCGCGATATTCGCAACTTGAATGCTGAGGCGGACATCGGCAGTGATAGCGATAACTACGTGCGTTCTGCGTCATTTGCGGCGGCACTGGAAGGCTACTATCAGAAGCTTGCTTGGCTCTATAGACAGATCTTCCCTGACGAAGCCGACGACGAAGAGGTCATCCATGGAGCAGGCTTGCGCGGTCTGTCGTTAAAGGACGCTGTCTCATCCACGGGGCCAGTCCAATTGACTGGAACGCCTGATGTAACGTTGCTGGCATCCTCACGCCTGACACATACCGCGACGGGCGCTGCTTTCTTGACCGTTAGCGACGTAAAGTTGAGTTCGGTAGGCCTTGCTTCGGTCTTGGTCCGAGCAGAAACCCCAGGTTCACAGCTCAATAACCTCTCTGGCGTCCTGACACTCACAAGCCCGCCGTTGGGTATGAGCGCATCGGCAAGTTTCTCCGCAGCAACGACAGGTGGCGAAGACGCGGAGACTGTGGACTCCCTGGAAGCTCGCCTATTGGACGTGATGCGGAAACCTCCGGTAGGTGGCGCCGACTACGACTATGAGCGCTGGGCAAAAGAAGTCGATGGAGTCTCGTACGCGCTGGTCCTGCCGAAACGTCGCGGTGGCGGGTCAGTCGATATCGCCATCACCGGAAGTAGCGGCCTACCGTCGCCGACCGTTGTCCAAGCCTGCCAGGCGCACATCGAGTCGCTGTGCTCTGTATATGCGGACGTATTGGTGTTCGTGCCGACTGTGCGCGTTGTTGACTCGATTGCGCAGGTAGAGCTTGAGGATGGGTACGAACTAGATGCGGTTCAGGTTTCAGCGCAGAAAGCATACGAGGAACTGCTGGGCACGCTTAAACCGAAAGTGGGCCTGCGGCGGTCCCAGATTGAAACGATGATCAGCAGCCTGCCTGGCGTTTCTGATCGGGCTGTAACATCTCCATCTGGAAACGTTGCAGCATCGTCGGATAGCTCCCTGATCGGCTGGATCAGGCCGGGCACCCTGACCCTGGTGCCGATGGTATGACTCGTCTATCGGATCAGTTGCGGTTGATGCTCCCGCTTGATGCTTACGCCCCCAACGCCAAAAACCTATCGGCTGTGATCGAAGCCGAGGCTGCTGCGCTCACTGAGGCAGAGCAGGCAACTGACCAGGTCTACGACGCAATATTTCCTGACACTGGTGCAGGTCTTGTTGACTGGGAAAGGGTCTTGGCGCTGCCTGACCCTTGCCTTGTTGGTACTCAGCAATCGACGCAGCAACGAGTAAATGCAGTCGTCAGCAAGCTCGGAGCGCGGGGTGGGCAAAGCAAGTCTTTCTTCGTCGCCCTCGCTAAGTCCTTGGGCTACGACATAACCATCAGCACTTTCCGGCCCGCAAGGGCAGGAGAAGCCCATGCGGACGACCCTGTGAACGGTGGCGACTGGGATTACGCCTGGCGCGTGAACGCGCCAGAGGTAACGGTCACCTATGCAGCGGCAGGGGTGACCTCTGCAGATGATCCAGTGACGTACTGGGGAAACAAACCGCTCGAATGCCGACTCAGCCAGGTGAAGCCAGCCGAGTCCTTCTTGTTATTTGGCTACGGAGACAACAACTAATGCAACGAGTTGGGGATAGCACTTCTACCGCTAACGGCTCAAAGGAGTTCGTACGCGGTCAACCTGGGACCGGTGTGGTGGCGACGCTTATCACCGTTGAATGGCTCAATGCGGTTCAGCGAGAACTGGTCAATGCCATTGTAGGGGCTGGTTTGACCATCGACCCCGGCGACGACTCTCAGCTATTCAAGGCGGTTCAGGCAATTCAAGCCGCCGCTTTTACCTGGGCGAAGCTGAGCGGCAAGCCGACGACTATCTCAGCTTCCGGGATTACTGACGTCTTTAGCAAGACTGAGACCTCCACCGCCATACAACAAGCCGTTGCCGCATTGGTGGCTTCGTCACCGGCAGCGCTCGATACGCTGAAAGAGCTTGCAGACGCTTTGGGAAATGACCCCAACTTTGCTGCGACGGTGACCAACGCTCTGGCGGGAAAGGCGAGCAAATCGACGACGCTGGGCGGGTATGGTATTGGCGATGCCTACACGAAAACGGAAAGCAACGGACTGCTGAATTCCAAATTGAACAGCAGCTTCTGTGCGAGTGCCGGATTTACTGATGGCACTGCGGCTCAACCGGTTATGACCCATTCAAACGGCACAGCGGTAGGTCTCGCTAGACAGGATGCGGCCTTCGCTGTGGGTCAGACTTGGCAGGATGTGAAGGCATCACGAGCGGCAAACACCAACTACACGAATACCACCGGCCGTCCTATACAGGTCAACATCGTAACCGCAGACGCTAATGCGCGCTCTATCACGGTGGGGGGTGTTGTTGCGGCATACACCTTTGCGACTTACGGGGGGAATTACTTTCTGACGGCGACTATTCCTCCTGGAAGCACATATTCGTACAGCGGCACATTCTCAAACTGGGCGGAGCTTCGCTAATGAAATACTACAAGGATAAAGACGGTGGCATTTACGCCTTTGAGTCTGACGGTTCGCAAGATGAGTTCATTGACCCCAGCCTAACCTTACTCGACGCCGCTGGGTTGGCCGCCGCACGGGCAGCTCAAACAGCGGCAAACGCCCCGACCCGCGAGCAGATGGTCGCGACAGCTAACGCCCAGCGGGACAGCTTGCTTGCTATGGCGGCGCTACGCATCGCGCCACTGCAATACGCGGTGGACTTGGAAACCGCAACCGAATCCGACATGACGAGTCTGACGACTTGGAAGCTGTACAGCATCCAGGTCAATCGTGTGTCTGATCAGGCAGGTTTTCCTTCAGTCATTGACTGGCCCGTGCAGCCATCCTGACTAGAGCATGAAGTCGGTGCCAAACCTCGCGCCAAAGAGTTTGGCTTTTGTTTTGCTCGCCAATGCCAAACATGCCGCTTAGCGGTGCCAAATCGGGCGCGCGCTTACAGGATCCCGGGGGCGCCGGCGACAAATAAAAGCGGCGGGGCATCATCTATCTGGGCGAGCAGTGCCGGGTACTCAGGTTGGTCCCACATCAGCAAATGCTGGTTCGGACGTTCCAACCAGGCCAACGCCT